CGGCGCACGGTCAGGGACACATCCTTTTGAGTGTCAACATAGAGTTTCGAAAACTCTCCTGTCGCGCAGCACCGGTGGAAATGCGATTTCACTGCATAACCATACCATTCATCGTAGCTACTGCTGTCTTCTGACATTTCCGGCTGATCTAAATATTTCATGACCTCAGAATGGATAACCCATGGGGTGTCCTTCTTTATGGTAGGGAAAATTTGTTGATTTACACGAAAAGTGTCACAGCAGGCTCGATCCAGAGGGGTCGCTCGATGTTCTTTATATTGAGCAAGACCAACACCTCCGAATTCTTTCGAAACAAACCAAGGGAGTTTGAGATTAATTTTCTTAGCGAAGCGACCAAAGTCACGAAGATATTGGTTGTAACACGGCTCCAAAAGCCGTTCCGGGAAACCTTCAAGAAGCTCGTAAGAATTAGAGCTAAAGGTATAATAGGGATCAAAAATATTTTCAGTTCCCATCTTCCCGCCACTTCGCTTAACGTTCAGTAAAATGCCATAATTAACATATTTTACAAGGGAAAAATTTGCACAACGACGGTATAAAATACTCGTCTCTGGATAACAAGTCCAGACGTCGCTCGGTGCATTCCAGAGATACGTGGTTGAATTGATATTACAAAAATCATCAGACCAGTAGTATTTTCCAATGGAAGGTAACATACCGAACCACGGACACAGCGCCAGCCAAACTTGATGAGTTACATGATTTGCGGGAAAGAGACAATCATCACCATTGATGAGCAGTCTACTCTTTCGCAAACTCAACTTTCTCTTCTCTCCCACTTCCATTGCAATGCGACACAAAACTGCGTTCGCAATACATAGGATTGGAAAAGATGAGATAGAACCCATGAGTTGGCCATTACGCTGCTGTACCGTTTCATCGGTATTCTCCGGATTACAGATCTCATGACCTGTAAGAGAGGTGACATACATCCGTCGAAAATCTTCGACAAACTTTCGATCACCCCAATCCCTAAACACATCATCAATGATGCGATTCGCAATCAATTCCGAAATGTATCTTAACATTCCATCGGTAGCGGCAGAGTAGTCCCCAGAAAGGAACTTCTCCCCGGGCATAAGGCCCTTGATGCGATCCTGAACGATCTCAACTGAGACTGGTTTCCCAATAAGCATGAAGGTAGGGTGCTTACGTAGCACACTATGTAAATAGGTCTGAAAAGGTTTGAGTACATACCCAACCAATGCAGGACCTTTCGTGATAACACGAACCTTCAGAGCTTCCGGGAGAGCAACCGTCTCCACGAGGGGGCGCTCAACTTGCGCCTGTAGAAATAGCTTATTCCACATCTCAACCTCGCGATCCCTAAATTCATCTTTATTATTAATGATATTTACGAATCTTCTACCAAATTTCTCTTCTTCTTCTGACCACACACTACAGTAGGCCCCAATAGATGGCGGTGGAGCAATAGTTTCTATGCTCCCAAGAACAGCGTTAAATACGCTAGATACCGCACCTCCCTTAGACCGGCTAGAATAGTAATTCGCCGAAGTGCTAGGAAAAGGGGTCCTGCTAATGTCGTCCACTTGGACACGCTCGCGTTTGAATATTTCATCAACCGTTCTAGCGATTTCAGTAGCGATAAAGAATTCATCGATTTGAAAGTCCAGGTGTGGAAAGATGTCAAGCTGCATTGGCAGGTTCATTGGACCAGTTAACTGTCGAAAAGTTTTTTTCTTAGCATCCATAAGGCCATCCTCGCTCGCGCGAGGACATCCCTTCTTGATGCCAAACAGTATACCGGTCAAGAACTCTTGCCTACACATCCTGCAAGCAGTCCGAAGAAAACGATCTAACCAACGCTTCCACCTCCCAGCAATAAGAATTCCGGGACGATCGGCACCGTGATACGGTGCTGGTGGGATGGTCTGATCCTGTGCCCAGGCATAGAAGGCTGACAATTTGTATTTAGTCACTTTGACCCAAGGGTCAACGCCTCCTACCTCCTGCTCAAGTGCTCTCCAATGATTCATTGTCTTGGTGAGATCAGAATCACAGTATTCATAGCCGTAGAGGACGCTATGAGCTACTATGAGACGAACACATGTCTCAAGACTGGAGTACTCCTCGCAACCATAGGATTTCCCAGGAAGAAATTGTTCATCCAGACTCACATGGAGTCTGCAGACCTTGCAGTTCGACGCGGGCAACCCGTCGACCTCTGGTCTTGAGCAATCCTGGAAAGTAGGGTATAGAGCACTAGCTTCTTGTGGCGCCGTATTCTTTAC